ACGAGAACTTCATCTCCTCGGACTGCCTGCCGGTCGACTGCGACAACGACCACTCCGAGAATCCGGCGGACTGGAAGACGCCTGCGGATATCGAGGCGGCGCTGCCCGGCGTGTTCTTCGCAGTCCACTACAGCCGACACAACAACAGGCCCAAGGACGGGAAATCCGCAAGGCCGCGCTTCCACATCTTCTTCCAGATCGACCCGATCACAAACTACGAGGCGTATGCCGCATTGAAGCAGCTCCTGCACGACATATTCCCCTATCTGGACGGGAACGCGCTCGACGCGGCACGCTTCCTCTACGGGACACGGAACCCGGAGGTCGAGTTCCATCCGGGCGGCAAGACGCTCACGGACTTCCTGTTCGGCGACGAATTCGACAGGGACATGCCGGGCGGCTACGAGAAGCAGACCACGATTCCAGAGGGCAGCCGGAACAACACGATGTTCCACTGGGCAGTACGCTCCATGAAACGCTATGGCGATTCAGAGGAATCCAGGAACGCGTATTTCACGGAAGCGGAGAAATGCCAACCGCCGCTCTCCACGGAGGAGCTCAACCACATCTGGAGAAGCGCACAGAAATACTATGCGAAGATCGCAAGCCAGCCCGGCTACGTGAGTCCGCAGGAGTACAACAATCCGGACACCGGTTGGAGTGAGCCGCTGCCGTTCTCACGGTATACGATGGCACCCTTCCCGGTCGACGCACTCCCGCAGGCGATAGCCGACTATGTTCGTGCTGTCGCGGAGAGCACGCAGACCAGCGTCGACATGGCAGGCAGCATTGCAATCAGCGTCCTGTCGACCTGCCTTCAGAAGAAGTACCGGATTCAGGGCAAGTCCGACTGGGTAGAGCCGCTCAACACCTACGTAATCGTCATCGCACCGCCATCCGAGAGGAAATCTTCCGTCCTGCATCTGATGCTGCAGCCGGTCAACGACTACGAGGTCGAATACAACAAGACCAACGCCGCTGCAGTCGAAGCGGGACGCATGCAGAAGCGCGTCCTGGAACGCAGGCAGAAGGCCCTCGAGGAGAAGGTCGCCAAAGGCAACGCCGACCCGGAGGAGCTGGAGCGCATCGCACAGGAGGTCGCCGACTTCGAGGAGGTGAATCCGCTGCAACTCTATGTGGATGACATTACGACCGAGAAGCTCGTTTCCGTCATCGCCAGCAACCACGGACACGCCTCGCTGATCTCCAGCGAGGGCGGCATCTTCGACACGCTCTCCGGCATCTACACGCGGAACGTGAACATCGACGTCATGCTCAAGGGCTACTCCGGCGACACGATCCGCGTCGACCGTATCGGCAGGGACAGTGAAAGCATCATGGACCCGGCGCTCACCATCCTCCTGATGGCGCAGCCGAACGTCGTCTCCGCGGTCCTCAGCAACACAACCTTCCGCGGACGAGGTCTCACCGCGAGGTTCCTCTACAGCATGCCTGTTTCCAGTGTGGGAAGCAGGCGCTACCGGAGCGAGGCCGTGACCGACGGCATCTACCGCGCCTATGAGCGTCTGGTGGTGAACCTGCTGGACGACGAGTACCCGGAGAGACCGCAGACCATCACGCTCAGCCCGGAAGCCGACCGCGAGCTTGAAGCCTTCGCCAACTGGCTGGAGCCCAAGCTCACGACCGACTATGCGGAGATGGCCGACTGGGCTGGAAAGCTCGTCGGCAACGTGCTGCGCATCGCCGGGCTCCTCTGCCGGGCAGCCACCTACCAGAGCCACGACTTCCTCGATGTCCACAGCGCACTTACCGTATCGGGCGAGACCATGCAGAACGCGATCCGGCTTGGCAGGTACTTCCTGAACCACGCGCAGGCCGCCTACTCCGTTCTCCCCGAGGACGCGATGTACAAGAACGCCGACATGATCCTCCAGAAGCTCAGGGAGCGGAGCATCGACCACTTCGACCGGCGTGATGCCATGCGCATGTGCCGGACGTTCAAGACCGTGGAGAGCATCCAGCCGGTTCTCGACTTCCTTGAGGACTACGGGTACATCGCGCAGAGGCCGCAGAAGGCATCCGGGACCGGCAGACCGCCGCTTCCCAAGTATGCCGTCAATCCGTGGCTGAAGGAGCACAAATGAGTTTTGTCATTTCGTCCTATGCCTGTCCTGACCTTCAGGACAGGTTCAGGGACACGAAAACATCAGCATCCATGCGGCTTTCAGGGTTTTGTCCCTTTTGTCCGAACCCCTATAAAAAGCAAAAAAGACTTATTTATTTATTATCAATTCTTCTACTAAACCATTTTTGTTTACGGATTAAGGGACAAAAGCGACAGAAGGGACAAAACCCCAGAAACTCCCAAAACACGGAGGTTTTTACACCATGAAAGATACAGGACAAAGCTTAGGCCATGACGGACAGCCGGACAAAAGCTATCTCGCCCGCTGCCAGAAAACACTACGCAGCTGGGGAGCACCGCTCTCCGGATGGCAATGCCACGAAATCTACGATGTCCGCGAGGACGACTGGGACGCGCCACTCCACGTCTGCGAGCTGTGCGGCTGCACCAAGGTCCGCTACGTGCACGTCATGACGCACCCGGACTACTTCGAGGACGTATCCGTCGGCTGCATATGCGCCGGAGTCATGGAAGGCGACATCCTCGCAGCCAAGGAACGCGAACGCCTCATGCGCAACCGCTCCAAGCGGAAACGCAGCTTCCCGAAACGCAAATGGCACCAGACTCCGAACGGCTGGGGCCTCACCTGCCACGGCGAGCAGATTCTCATCGGACACAGCCGCCACAATCCGGAGCGCCTTGGCGTGAAGTACCGCGGACAATGCGTCTGGACCTACAAGGGCAAGCCGATCACGAACTTCCTCTCCGCAGCCTACGCCGCATTCAATCTCGTGGACCCGGTACCGGAGGTGACGCCATGAAGAGCGAGAAGCAGATCGAAGCGATCCTCGCCTGCGAGGTCAAGAAGCATGGCGGCATCGCGCCAAAATTCACGTCACCCGGATTCGCCGGAATGCCGGATCGCATCATCCTGCTGCCCGGCGGACGCATGGCATTCATAGAGCTCAAGGCTCCCGGAAAGAAGCCAAGAAAACTGCAGACAGCCCGGCACCGGCTCCTGCGGCGGCTGGGATTCCGGGTTTACATCATCGACAGCACAGAACAGATCGGAGGTGTGATAGATGAGATTGAAAACAACCTGTGACTGGTGCGGGCGCGAGTTCTTCAGGGATTCAGCACAGCTGAAAGGAAAGAAGCATCACTTCTGCTGCAGGCAGTGTCTCGCCAGCTTTAGCAGCAAGGCGAAGAACCCAGACGGATATGCCAGTCTCAAGGATTACACAAACATAAGCCAGCACATGACAAAACTGAACGAGGAATTGAATCCGGATCGCATGACTCCTGAAACGAAGGAAAAGCTCAGAGTATCCCGTCTCGGAAAAGGCAGATGCGACGGCTATTCCAAAATCCACGGACTTGCCGCACATCGTGTCGTTGCCGAGCAGACGCTTGGCAGGCCCTTGATGCCGGGAGAAGTCGTGCACCACCGTGACGGAAACCGATACAACAATTCTCCCGAAAATCTGGTCGTGTTCCCTTCGCAGAGCGCACACGCCCACCATCACAGCGAGCTGAGGTGGTTTATCCAGCAGATAAAGGAAATGGAGGCCGAAGAAAATGCCGAAACTGAGTGACCTTCATTACTACCAGCAATACTGCGTCTCGTATATCGAGACGCACGAAACAGCCGCCATCTTCCTTGATTGCGGACTTGGAAAAACAATCATCACGCTGACCGCCGCCGTTGACCTCCTGTTCGACAGCTTCGAGGTTCACCGGATTCTCGTGGTCGCGCCTCTCAGAGTCGCCCGTGACACATGGCCCGCGGAGATACGGAAATGGGAGCACCTTTCCGGCCTCACCTACGCCGTCGCAGTCGGAAACTCACGCGAACGGAAAGCGGCTCTCCTGCAGGGCGCGGATGTCACGATCATCAACCGGGAGAACCTCGGATGGCTGATCGACGACTCCGGCATTCCCTTCACCTACGACATGGTGGTATTGGACGAGCTCTCCTCCTTCAAGAACCACAAGTCAAAGCGGTTCCGCGCCCTGATGAAGGTCAGGCCGAAGGTGAAGCGGATCATCGGACTCACCGGAACGCCATCGAGCAACGGTCTCATGGATCTGTGGGCGGAGTTCAAGGCCCTCGATCAGGGACAGCGCCTGGGAAGGTTTATCGGGCAGTACCGTGACACTTATTTCACTCCTGACAGAATGAACGGTCCCATCGTCTACTCCTACCGACTTCTTCCGGGAGCTGAGGACGAGATTTACAGGAAAATATCCGACATCACCATTTCCATGAAGTGTACCGACCACCTGACGATGCCGGAGAAAATCATCACGCAGGCAGAAGCGGTGATGTTGGATGCCGAGGCTGCGAGATACGAGAAGATGAAGAAGGAACTAGTGCTGAACCTGGACGGCGAGGAAATTACTGCTGCAAATGCCGCGTCTCTTTCCGGGAAGCTCTGCCAGATGGCAAACGGCGCGGTCTATTCCGACGACGGAAAGATTACCCGCATTCATGACCGGAAGCTGGATGTGCTGGAGGACATTATCGAAGCGGCAAACGGGAAACCACTTCTTGTGGCGTACTGGTTTCGGCATGATTTCGAGCGAATTGCCGAAAGACTGTGCGAGCGAAAGATCCCGTTTGAAAAGCTTGATTCAGATGACAGCATCTGCAGGTGGAACCGAAAGGAAATCCCAGTCGGTCTGATCCATCCGGCGAGTGCAGGACACGGGCTGAATCTTCAGGACGGCGGCAGCACAATTGTATGGTTTGGGCTGACATGGTCATTAGAGCTTTACCAGCAGACGAACGCCAGATTATGGCGGCAAGGACAGCAGTCGGATACGGTGGTGATTCAGCACATCATTACTAAAGGCACGATTGACGGACAGATTTTAAGAGCATTGTCAGAGAAGAACGATGCACAATCCGCACTAATCGACGCTGTGAAGGCGGTGATGTGATGGGAGATCCATATGAGAACTTGGCCATAGCCATTATCAAATCCGTCGCGAGAGATTATTTGGCGGCTCTCTGGAAACTTAAGAAAAATCCGCACAACAAGTCAGCAATGCAGGATGCGCTTGCGCTGGAGCGATTCTTCCATTCGCAGTGGTATGGATGCCTGACGTCGGTTGACGGCGATTACCTTATCCGCCGTCTTCGTGAGGAGGTGAAGAATAAATGAACGCAAAGGAATATTTACGGCAGTCTTATAGGCTCGACCAGAGAATCGCCTCCGATATTGAGGAAGCAAAGTACCTGCGCGAGATGGCAGGCAGCGTTTCCTCCATCCGTTACGACAGAGATCGTTTACAGGGAACCAGAAATACGGACGCACCGTTCATGAAGTCGCTTGAAAAGCTGTGGGAACTTGAAAACAAAATATCTAAGGAACTCGAGATGCTGTCTTCACTGAAAGAACAAATCCGTGACGTAATTGGAACCGTTGAGGACATGGATGAACGCATGGTGTTGAAGTACCGGTACATTCACAACATGACGTGGGAGCAGATCGGATGCGACCTGAATGCCGACGCAAGGACGATACGCAGATGGCACGGCAACGCCCTGCAGCATGTAACAGTGCCGGAGAATCCTATCATTATATGAAATGCGCCCGAAATGTCCTGCTTTGTCCTAACATGTCCATCATGCATTTATGTTAGTATAGAATCAGCGAAACAGAATAAAAAACAGCCGCATGGGCGGCTAAACACAAGCCTTGTGGGTCCAACGCCTGCAGGGCTTTTTCTATTGTCTGAAAGGAGGCGGCAAGCGATGCCAATGAAACCGAAGCGGCCCTGCCGCTACCAAGGCTGCCCGAACCTGTGCGAGGACGGCGAACAGTACTGTCCGGAGCACAAGGCACTGATGGAGAAACACTACGAGAAATTCACGCGCGGCTATTCACCCGGCAAACGATACGGACGCTCATGGCAGCGCATCCGCACACGCTACGTCCACAATCACCCGCTCTGCGAGATGTGCTTGAAGCAAGGCCGCTACGTTGCGGTTGAGGAGGTCCACCACATCGTTCCGCTGTCTGAAGGTGGCACGCATGATGAGAGTAATCTGATGAGCCTCTGCCGTTCGTGTCACGAGAAGGTCCACAAGGAGCGCGGCGACCGGTAGGGGCGGTCAAAATCTCTACGAGGCGGCGCTGCGGAAAACGGCGCGGGGCTTCGTGTACGAAAATTCCGGTTCAAACAGGGGATTAACCCCCGCCCGGCTGATAGATGGCCATAAAGGAGGTGTCAGTTGTGGCAAAGGATGGAACCCATCGCGGCGGCAGACGTGTCCGGGCCGGTGACAAGCCGACTCCAGCCGCTGAGAAAATTAATAACGGACACAGAGCAAGAATCATGAATAACGACATACCGGATCTCGACTACGCCGATCTTAAAGCAGTCGACCTGCCGGAAGGCGCGGTGCTCGAGGGTACCGATATGCCAAAGCCTGATGAATATCTGTCGGCAAAGCAGAAAAACGGTCAGCCGCTCGGTGCAGACATCATCTATAAGGAGACCTGGCTCTGGCTCAAGGAACGCCACTGCGAGAATCTCGTCAACAAGCGGCTTATTGAATCCTACGCGCAGGCTTTTGCCCGGTATATCCAGTGTGAGGACGCGATCAGTGCCTACGGCCTTCTCGGAAAGCATCCGACGACCGGCGGCGTGGTGACCTCTCCCTTCGTTCAGATGAGTCACCAGTATCAGAAAACCGCAAACCTCATCTGGTACGAAATTTTTGATGTCGTGAAGCAAAACTGCACTGAGGATTTCGAAGGGAATCCGAACGACACGATGGAACAGCTGCTTCGCGCAAGAAAGGGAATGTAAATGAATACACAAAGATTAGAACAGGTACCTATTGATAAGCTGGTGCCTTACGCCCGGAATGCCCGGACGCATAGCAAGGAACAAATTGCGCAGCTCCGCTCCTCTCTTCGCGAGTTCGGATTCGTATCGCCTGCTGTCATCGATCAGGATTACAATATCCTTGTAGGTCATGGCAGAATTGCTGCTGCTCGCGAGGAAGGCTATGAGACAGTTCCCTGCGTATTTGCAGAGGACTTAACCGACGCTCAGAAACGTGCTTACATCCTCGCCGACAATCAGCTGGCGTTAAACGCCGGATGGGATGAGGAAATGTTGTCTGTAGAGCTTTCCGATTTGCAGGAGAATGCTTTTGACCTGACACTCCTCGGCTTCGACGACGCCGATCTGGAAAAGCTTCTGAATGATGAATCCGAAAAGGATATCGAGGATGACGACTTCGACCTGACCGCTGCCCTTGAGAAAGCATCGTTTGTGGAGACTGGCGATATCTGGACGGTCGGCAGGCACAGATTGATGTGCGGTGATGCTACTTCTGCCAAAGATGTAGATACACTTATGGACGACAAGCGTGGCAATCTGGTGCTGACCGATCCTCCGTATGGAGTCTCCTTCAAAGCATCGGACGGCCTGACCATTCAGAATGACAGCTTGAAGGGCGAGGAATTTTACAACTTCCTGCTCTCGGCATTTAAGAATATGGCTGATCATCTTGAAAAAGGCGGTGCAACTTACTGTTTCCATGCTGATACCGAAGGACTCACATTCAGACGCGCATTCGTTGACGCGGGATTTCATCTCGCATGCGTGTGTATCTGGGTAAAGAATTCACTCGTGCTCGGTCGCTCCGATTACCAGTGGCAACACGAACCAGTACTCTATGGATTCCTGCAGAACGGCAAGCACCCGTGGTACTCCGACCGCAAGCAGACAACGATCTGGAATTACGATAAGCCGAAACGGAATAAGGATCATCCTACGAGCAAACCACTCGATCTGCTTGGCTATCCGATACAGAACTCCACACAGGAAAACGCCATCGTAATTGATACCTTTGGGGGCTCCGGTTCCACGCTCATGGCTTGCGAACAGCTGAACCGAACCTGCTACATGATGGAGCTTGATCCGAAATATGCTTCTGTTATCCTCCGCCGCTATGTCGAGGATACCGGGGATTCTGAAAATGTGTATGTAGTTCGTGACGGTAAAAAGCTTATGTATTCAGACCTTGTAAAGGAAGTTGAGCTTCCTGATGAGGTCTGATTTTATTGTGTACTATCGACAGTTTCAGGCTCGATAAATCGGCTGTTTTTCTACCAGAGAAATCTCCAAGATTCGCTTGCTATTACAGCCGTTCAGAGTGATGTATAGACATGCCGAAAGGCACAGGGCCAGCGGCAGAATACCACATTTAACGGAGGTAAAGCACATGCGAATCAACTACAACATAACAGGAACGCAGCGCAAGGAACTCGTCAAGGTCATCGCCGACATCACCGGCGCAAAAACCGAGTACATGAAGATGCCAACCTGCAATTACCAGATCGACTACTTCACCGTCACCAAGGACGGCGCACTCGAGTTCGACGATATGGCAGATTCCGAAGAAGTCGAGAAGGTTCTCGATGCCATCGCCGCAGCAGGATTCGAACCGGAACCTCAGAAAACGGCGGAACCGGAAGCCGAGAAAACCGGCCTCACGGTTGAACTTCCGCTCGACAAGGCGGCGGTCGGAACGCTGACCAACATTCTTGAAGCCAAGGAAACGCTCATCAAGAAGGCGCTCGGCATCGATGACCTGCGATTCGAAATCCGGGACGACAAGATCTCCTTCCCATGGTTCGAAAAAATGCCAACACCGGACGAAAGCCGCGCCTATACGACATTCATCGCCCAACTCTGCAAGCTCTCCAAGAAGCTCAAACGGGCAAGCTCGACCGAAACGCTGGTCACCAACGAGAAGTACGCATTCCGCTGCTTCCTGCTCCGCCTCGGATTCATCGGCAACGAATACAAGCAGGAACGCAAGATACTGCTCCAAAACCTTGAAGGCAACTCCAGCTGGAAGGACGGCGCTCCCAAGAAAGAAACTGCTGGAGGAACCGCTGAGGGAGTAACCAACAGCGAGGAGGTGCAGGTATGAAAATGATTAGACCAGAACAGCTCGAACAGCTGAAGAAAACATATCCGAATGGCACACGTGTGGAGCTGGTGCAGATGGACGACATTCAGGCTCCTCCTGCCGGAACCCGCGGCACAGTCTACGGCATTGACGACACCGGCAGCCTTCTGGTCCACTGGGACAATGGCAGCGACCTTAACGTGATTTACGGCGAGGACATCGTACGGAAGGTGGTGGACTGACATGGACGAGAAAGTGAAGGAACAGATCCTCACGATCCGCGACACCGGGCTTACGAACATGTTCGACCTGCCCTACGTGCAGCGGCTCGCCTTTGACCGAAACTACTACGAACTGGTTCTCTTTATCGAGGAACACCGCAAGGAATACGTGCATTTTATCATGACCGGCGACGCCGGAAAATCCTGATTTCGAACACTGAAATTTATCAATTTATCTGGTCAAATTGACTTGCTATATGTGCCGAACAGAGTGATATATACACATGCCGAAAGGCGCAGAAAACAAGCGAAAATCAGGAGGAAAACGCAATGAAAAAGAACACCTACTTCGAACAAATGAGAGACACGGCAATCGCCTACAACGAGGCGCAGGCCATCCGCGAAAAGAACCGCGACGCGATGATCGCAGCGGACAACTGGGACAGCGTGAAAGCCTTTGACGAACGTGAGAAAGCCGAGTTTCCTTACCCTTTCACCTCCGGACAGAACAAGGCGCTCGTTCAGTACGACAGGAACCTGCGAAACGGCGCAGACGCATTCGAGATCGACGACCTTCCCTGGGATTATGAACTCAGCGACTTCATTGAAACGCTCTGGAAAGCCGGAATCACCACGATTGTGGTGACCGACCAGAGCACCGGCCTGATGGACGGCATCTACGGGCTCACCAACCTCGGCTGCATGATGAACGGACTCAAGACCGTCACCAGGGCCAACGACCACCGCTTCGGTAGCAAGGAACCGGAACACAGGAATGGCATCGAATTCACTATCGGCGAGGAGGTTTAACCATGTGGGAAAAAGAATCACTGCTCATTGAAGGCACGGTCGTTAAATACTGGGTGAAGCACTACCCGGAGCCTTCCAAAGACTACGGAATTGACGGCGGCAGAATCAGCAAGATGGAACTTCGCGTCGACGACAAAGTCACACTCCACTATGGCCGCGGCTGGGACATGGAGCCCGAGGACGGAGCAAGCCAGCTTGCCTACTCGTTTCTCTTAAAGAAATACAACTGAGACTTCTAAAGTCTCCCAAAGGACCATCAAAGGATCAAATACTGAACTTTTGAAATTGAATATTCCGAAAGCAGAGCCTTGACCGGCTCTCGCTCTCGTACTGAGATAGATTTTGACGGATCGCTTCGGCGGTCTTTTATTTTGCCTGAAAGGAGGAATGTTCCGTGCCAATGCGAAAGCTGAAGCACTACAAGGTCACGCGATTCATGCAGAAGACCTCCCATTACGACAAGAACCTCGCGGACTACGCCTGCCTGTTCATCGAGCAGCTCTGCCATACCAAAGGCACCTGGGCCGGAAAGCCGTTCGAGCTGATCGACTGGCAGGAGCAAATTGTCCGCGACCTGTTCGGCGTGATCAAAGAGAACGGTTATCGGCAGTTCAACACCGCCTACGTCGAGATCCCGAAGAAACAGGGCAAGTCGGAACTTGCCGCCGCCATCGCCCTGCTGCTCACCTGCGGCGACGGCGAGGAGCGCGCCGAGGTATATGGCTGCGCCGCCGACCGCAATCAGGCCAAGATCGTCTTTGACGTTGCGGTCGATATGGTGCGGTTTTGTCCGGCGCTATCGAAACGCGTGAAGATCCTCGAATCACAGAAACGACTGGAATATCTGCCGACGCACAGCTTTTACCAGGTGCTCTCCGCCGATGTGGCAAACAAGCATGGATTTAATACGCACGGCGTGATCTTTGACGAGCTGCATACGCAGCCAAACCGGAAGCTCTTTGATGTTATGACGAAGGGCTCCGGCGATGCCCGGATGCAGCCGCTGTTCTTCCTGATCACGACCGCCGGGAACGACACCAACTCGATCTGCTATGAGCAGCACCAGAAGGCGCTCGACATTATGAACGGACGCAAGCATGATCCGACGTTCTATCCGGTCATCTTTGGCGCGGATGAGTCGGAAGATTGGACGGATCCGAAGGTCTGGAAGAAGGCAAATCCGTCGCTCGGCATCACGGTCGGCATCGACAAGGTCAAGGCCGCGTGCGAGTCTGCAAAACAGAATCCCGGCGAGGAGAACGCCTTCCGGCAGCTTCGCCTGAATCAATGGGTGAAGCAGTCCGTCCGCTGGATGCCGATGGAGAAGTGGGACGCCTGCGCCTTCCCGGTCAACGAGGATGATTTAGAAGGCCGTGTCTGCTACGGCGGACTCGACCTCTCCAGTACCACCGACATCACAGC